GGAGCGATGCTAAAGGCTAAAGATTGACCGCCTATAAATAACTTGCAACCATTAATTGCTACGGCTAATTCTAAAGCGTTTGAAACTTTTAAATGTTGTATCTTATCATTGTGAATAGAAAAGCGTTTAAACTCCTTGTCAGTACCCACAAAGTAAACATTATCATACTTCTCTAAGACTGAATAATCAATAAAGAAGTTATTGTACCTTGTAGTCCTATTAACTATGATGTAATTATTGCCGATGTTCTCAGGAATGAAAAGACATTGCTTTGATAAGTTCGGTCTAAATTCGTGATAGGCGTTTGAAATCCAGTTTTGAATATTACCTGCGCTTAGATTCTTATATTCTTTTCTAAACTTGTTTAAGTCAAAATCAACTACGATGTTCTCGCCCTTGTTTAGTTTGATAACTTCATGAATATAAGGTTGAGCCTTTAACAATGGAGCGAGAAAGTCAAACATAAAGTCATTCATCATAACCGAACCTACGGGATGCGTTTCATCGGTGAAGCCACTTGGTGTGCCTACCCTAACGTAGAATGTTATTTTGCAGTCATTGTCTTGACAGTATTGGTAAAGACTTGATAGTGAATATACGAGGTCACCTGCATTGCCATCGTGAACTACCTTAATGTATTTTTTCATATTCTATTACTAATTTATTTAACTCCCCAAATAAAGCCTCAGAGTATGCTAAGCCATCGCAAGACATACACACTGGCTCTCCGTCTATCCCCAAATCTTTTCTCAATACATTTGCTTTGTGGATGTCTTCGTCCGTGTAGACCATGAAACGATGCTCCATAGTCAAACGATAGCGACCTATTGAATCTACAATTAACTCGTATTGCGTTTGGCTTAACTCCATAAATACCTATTGATTATTTTTGTAAACACGAAAGGCAAGAAGATTAAATAAGGGTCTAACATAACTATTGAACCGATTAACCCGATCCAAAACGATAAACACGTCGGGCAACTAAATGGCTTCTTTAGTTTACGATTGGGAAACTTACTGATTAAAAATTGGAAAAATTCATGCAAAGCGAATGCGAATCCACTAACCCACAATGCGTTTAATATTGTATTCATAATTTATATTGCCATTTAAAACCAAATGCCGTTTTATTTTCCCCTTTACAACATTTAGATATGCCTGATTGATGAGCCCCTAATAATCTTGCAGCTTCTTTTGCCCCTGCAAAATTACCTACGATAATACCATCTAATGTTAATTGAGTAACTGGTATCGATAATATGTTATCTTTCCCCTTTTTCCCGATAGCTTTTTTAAGCCCAATACTATAAGCGTGTTTAACATTCTCTGATGGTGTTACCCATTCTAAATTATCTAATCTATTGTCATTTTTAATGCCGTTAATATGATTAACTTCTTTTTTATTTTCAGGGTTAGGGAGAAATGCTTTTGCAACCAACCGATGGATAACAGAAGTTTTCCTTATATCACCTCTTAAATTAACTATTAGATATCCCTTTTGATTAACTGCTGCACTTAATATTTTCCCGTCTTTGTTTTTATTGTAAGACCTTACATTCCCTAAGTTAGAAACTTGGTATATGCCATTTGAGTTTTCTATATCTTTAAATATTTCTTGTATCATTATTGATTAAATTAATTATTGATTCGTATCGTTTTTTGTTTACTACTTTTATATCATAATGTTCTTTAACATACTCGTGTAATTTTTTGCCTAAGTCAATCCCTTTTTTGGGGTTACTAATTAATCCTTTTAAAACTCCGTCCCAATCACCGTTTGGAGTAATTACCAATCCCTTGTTTATAAATTCCATATAAGGCTCAACCCTACTGCAAATGATAGGTAATGAGAACGCCCCTGCCTCTAAGACCTTAATGTTTGATTTGCATAAACTAAACTTGTCAGAGTTTAAAGGAGCAAGTGCGCAGTCCATTAAATTATACATTAAAGCATAGTTCCTAATGTCCATCCATTCAATCCTTTGGTATTGGTCAGGTGGCCTTTGAGAATTTGAAGTAAAGTAAGATTCTATGATTTCATAATAACTTGGGGCTTTAGGGAATTGCCTATCCTCTTCGGGGATGTGGACATAACCACCAAAAATAAGTTTATGATTCTTGTTCTTAAGAAGTTTTTTAAAAGGTTCAATCAATTTCCTTATATCTAATTGGTGGTTATTCGCCCCTATCCAACCTATTGTGTATTTGTCTTGCGCTTGTCTTTGTGGTATAAATTGAGGTTGTTTAAAATCAATGCCGTTAGGTATGTAAACAATGTTATTGTGGTAGTCTTTTAAACTCTCTTTAAGAAACTCAGAGGCCGTCCAAATAACATCTGCATAACTTATAGCATCAAGTATTCTTTGCTCTACAATCGAGTCCTTTACTCCGTCACGGTGATGATAGTTTGGCAACTGAATCCAATCGTCAATATCTAAAATGATTTTGCACCCACTTTCTTTGGCCTTTAAAAGATAGTCTTCGTCATGTTTGTACATACGATTCAAAACAACGATATCAAATTGGCGAGGATGGAAGTCAAGAGTAAATCCATTCGTCCCCTTTATATCCAAATCCTTATAGTCCTCATCCATATTAGCAAACGGAACTTGCAAACGGTGATAGCCTATACCAGAATCCTTTTCGTTGATGTATATTATTTTAACCATTCTTTAAGGTGTTGTCTATATTCTTTTATTGCGTGTCTAACTGAGGTGTAAGGTATTCCAATATCTCGGCTCAATTGTTTGGTGTTTACTCCAGTAATAATAAGTTCGTTTAATAATCTTGAATGATAAAAGTATTTGTTGTTTTGATCTAACATATCCTCTTCAATCTTGGCTACTATCTTCTCAACGTGTATCTCATCCTCAAAGTATTCAATGTCCTCAACATCTTCAAAGGTATCTACTAAAACTAAATTTTCTCTATTCCCAAACTTTTTGCGAAACGCTGTCCAATTACAATGGCTAACTTGAAACTTTAGAATCTGCAAAGCGTATGGCGTTAAGTAATTGTTTTCAGCTATTGTGTCCTTTTTGTGTTGAGGTAGTTCAAGTAAGATTGTTAAGACTTCGCTCTTTAATTCTTGGTGGTCGCTATGCCCGTACTTTTTACAATAATCGTTAAAAATCTTTGAGTCATTAAACTCACACAATTGTATGTTGAACTTTTCACTCAATGTACTTGATTAAATGTTCAGGATAACAAGCCAACATCATGCACTTCTCTAACTCTTTATAGGTCACTGTCACTACTGTTGTGTAGTTAGGACGGTGAATCCAAAACTCTACCTTTTCCGGCTTACGGTTGCGAGAACACCCCCCCTCTTTTGTGGCGATTTTCTCTACTAAATTATCGATATAGTTGTATACTAAGTCGTTCATAATGTTTACAATATTAAATATTTTATTTGAATGTACCAAATTATTTTTTCAAAGTAGTTCTTTTATCTTATTCCGATAGTTTAATTTTAACTCTTCAATCTCAGGAATACTTAACTGCAACCTATCGCCTCTTGATGCTATCAACTTATCGTAGTTGTCTTGGCCTATCCTATCGGGAAGCCTTAAAGAGTATTCTACAAGGTTTCCATGTAGGTGTAAATTACATTGAGTGCAAGATAATGAACAATTAAATTCATTGAATCTAAGTGCAGGGTGCGAACCAACGGACATAAAATGTGAAGCATGACCGTTCCCATTTACTCTACAACCACAACTCACACATGGAAGTCCAGCATCTCTTGTTCGAATAAACTTGTTAAAAATGGTTTGAAGTTCCTTTAAGTGTTGGCTCTTGGTCTTCATCCGTTCTTTTTTAACCTTGTTCTCAGCCTTTACTTTCTTAGCCATCTTACCTCTTGCGTAATCAAGAGCGCAGGAATAAGAGCAAGTAACTTGTAAAGGTTTACTCGGTTCAAACTGATTAAGACATATTTTGCAGGTCTTCATAATTTTTCAACTTTATATCCTAATTTCTCCAGTCTTGATTTCACTTTGAAATAGTCTCTCTCATCTATTAACTGAGTCCCAATATGTGAGATTTTGGTATACTTAATTGTTATTAGGACTTGTTTCATTTTGTGCGTTTAAAATTTCCATAATAGCATTAAAATCCTTTTTATAAATCTTGTCATACTCAAACCAATCATGATGGTTTGCAATGGCATGTATAATACTAGCGTGGTTATGGCGTGTGTTTAGAGTGCCACTTATATCCATATAACTCATAGAAGTTGAACTTCTCAAGATGAAATAATAAACTACTCTACCCCTTACATAGTTCCCTTGTCTAATCTTTACGTCGATGTCAACATTAAAGTAAGTGTTGATTGCATCTTTGATTTTCTGAAGAGGCGCTGATAATTCAGTTTTAACTTCTTTGTTTAACTTGCTTTGCAGTATTCTTATTTCACTGTTTAGTTTTGTAACCCTTGCTGAAAGTAATTTGTTCTCTCTTAAAGTGGTTGTGTAAAGTCCTTTGAACTTTATTTCTTCGATTAATTCTGTTGTTGTCATAATGTTTTTTATAATGTATCTTTAAATAATTGTTTCCCTTTTTCAAATTGAAGTCTAACGAATCCTACCTCTCCGTTTCTATGCTTCAAATATAATACTTTTATTAATGGATTATCGCTTTCGGGTTCTTCATTGTGTAATGCAATAACGATGTCAGCATCTTGCTCAATCGCTCCACTCTCTCTTAAGTCGCTTAATCTTGGCTCTCCGCTTCTCTTTTCAACGTCCCTACTCAACTGCGCCAATGCGATAATTGGGATGTCTAATTCTTTGGCCATTGCTTTGAATGTTCTTGAGATAGTACTTATCTCTTGTTCCCTATTCCCTTTGCCATAGACGGTTAAAAGTTGCAAGTAGTCAACAAATATAGCCTTAATCCCAAAGTTCTTTTTTGCTTTTCTTGCCTTTTCTTTAAAGTCTACGATATTTAAACTCGCTGAATCGTCAATGTACAAAGGTAAATTAAAGTCAGTACTTAAAATAGTTCGCCAATTTCCCTCATGTATTTCAGCCTTTGCCAAATAATTTGAGTATATCCCCGTCATTGAACTGATTACCCTTGTCGCTAATTGTTCGGTACTCATTTCTAAACTGAAAAATGCAACTGGTATATTTTGTTTCGCTAAGTTAACCGCAAGGTTCAAAGCAAATGCAGTCTTGCCGGTCGCAGGTCTCGCTGCTAAGATAACCAAGTCAGGCGAATGCCACCCGTGAGAAATTTTATTTAATCTTTCGTATCCAGTATCCAAACCGACTAAACTCTTTCCACTCGATTGCATCAACTCTATTTTCTTAATCACTTCTTTTGCAACAGTTTCAAACTTATTAAAATCTTTTTTGTGTTTGATCGAATATGATTCTAATTCGGTGGTGTGTTTTTGTATAGTTTGAAAAATATCATTATCGATGTTGTTTGCTTCACTGATAGTTCGTTGGCAAAGCATGATTAATTCCCTTGTAATGAACTTTTGAATTATAATTGAACAATGGTACTCTAAGTTTGCTTTTGAGCTAAGACGTGAGCTTATAGCGACTAACTCATTCATTAACTTGCCACCTAACTTTTGATTGATTGATAACATATCAAAAGGTTTGTTCTCTTCAGCTAATTCAAAAACAGCCTTTAAGATTGTTTTGTTCTCTTCTGAGAAGCAATGATGTGGCTCAATAGTACAACGCATTATCGCAGTACTGTCAATCATTAAAACTCCTATAACTGATTCTTCTATGTCGGTTGCGTTGTTCATTTAAAATTCTTTTAAGTATGATTGTGTTTTAGGTTCTTCGTTTTGTTTCAATGGGAATACCCCTGCCCAATTATTTTTAATTGATTGCTCTAAAATTAAAATTTGTTTTTCTTCATTGCCAGGTGCAAAGTTATTCAAATCTTTTTTAATTAATTCTATTGCTAATTCGGTTGCAGGTTTTTTAATTGATTTTCTCATCCCAAGATAATTTTCAAAGATTAAATCAAAGTAATTTTTCGGCTCTTTATCTTTGTCTTTATCCTTGTCTTTATCTTTATCTTTATCCATAGCACCTTTTAAGGGGCTTCTAAGGGGCTTAATTTTATATTTATTTAGTATGTCTAAAACTGACTTATGAACTCTATTATCAGGATTCAAAACTCCATATTGGAACTCTACAAAATCAAAAATAAACCACTTATCCCCGTTATCTATTACTTGTATTTGGTCTTTAAAAAGTTCTTTAGCAATTTCAAAATCTAAACTTTTATCAACTCTAATTTTAGCGACATCTTCATCCACTTGCCAAATTCCTGCATGGTCGCAGTCATCTAAAATATAAAACCAAAGGAGTTTGTAAGGAGCATCTAAGCCCCTTACAAATGGTTTTTTCCATTTCTCCGTATCAGTTAATCTCTTTGCCATAATATTAATTAAAATAAAGACTCTTGTTTAATTTTATTTTTATACCTTACAGTCGCTTCTTGTAAGTTTAATTTAGCTTGTTTAAAGTAGCTATCTTTTAGTTCAATGCCTATTGCTTTTCTACCCATTGAAACTGGGCTAAATACTTCACTACCTACACCCATAAAAGGCGTTAAAACAACTTCATTGGGGTTTGAGTATAATTCAACAATCCTATCAATTACATCTAATTGTAATGGGTGTACGTGCTTTTCGTCATCCTCTTCTTTGCTATCTCTAAATGGTAACACATTATCTATTCTAATGTCATCCCAAACACTCGAAGCATATCTTTGCCAAATATAGTGGTTAAGTTTAGTAATCTTATCGCTTTCGTTAGTGTTGTTTAGTCGTTCCCAAAGTTCAACTTCATTTAAGTTTGAATTATTTGCATTATTCCAAGCCCTTAAAATATTTGGCAAAATAGGTGTTTCACCTGCATAATCATTTATACCGAATGGGTGTGTTACTGGCACTTGGTTTTCGCCTTTTTTAGTAAATACTAAAACATAGTCAGGCATTGCAGTAAAACATTTAGTAGAATCCTCTACTATAAATTTGTGCATTAAAGATTGAACCATTGTTCTCATACGAACTTTTAAAGGTTCTTTCCAAATAGTAATTCTATTGCGATACTCAAACCCATA